TCTCCTACATTGGTGCAGTTAAGTTTTAATCCGTCTGTTTTGTAAACCTCAACATAGTCGTTTTCTGGTATGTATGGAAGGGTGATTGAATTAGAACCGTTTGGAACTGTCATAGCTACTCGCATATCTAGGTGAGTAACATAACCAGCCGAATCTTTTACACCAGACTCAAGGGGCATTTTTACAAGGTTAGTTTCTGCGCCGTTTGTAATGACTGCATATAGAGTGGAATCAACAAACTCTATCCCTATAATTTGGCAATGAAACGTAAACTTAGACCAAGAACTCAAGACTTTTTGGTTGTTGTTCCAAAAATAATTGTATATATACAGGGAGTTTTTTTCATCGCCACTCAGCATCGCAATAATATCCTCTGAAGTCGTTCCTGCCATATCAATAATGTTTTTAGGAATGTAAGAGGGAACGTGTTCAGTGATCTCGTCAGCGTTATATACATCTGTAGATGAATTCACAGCAAACTCTCTAACACCTGTAAAATTACCCCTAGTAAATGGAAAGTAAACATAAGACCCCAAGGGTAAAGGTTCTACTTGATCTTCAAAACTGAAGTTAGTAATCGCGGCAATACTGACCGTTTTTGGTGTAAGAATGTCCCCACCTTTAAGCACGAACTGTTCGTTGTCCGAAAATAGGATAAGGTTTCCTTGAAATCCCGTAGCGGCTTTAAGGTCAGTTACTTTGTTACTTCCTACCTCAACATCAATCGGAGCAGAATCAAGAAGTGTGGAGACCGTTGTCCTATAAAAATTAAAAAAGAAACCAACTTCAGAAAGTACTACTGAGCTACCCGTTAAGAACCCTAATCTATTTTTGAAGAATAAAAGGTTTGATATGGTTTTGCCTATAAAGGAAGGAGAGGGATTAGTATCAGAATCTCCTGCCTGTTTTTCGTGCCATTTCTCAAAAGTAAAAGAAGCTCCTGCCGCCGTTGTTATACTACTCCCGTCGGCTGGGGAAAAATGAAACTCATTTGGAGCTACAGAAGCTAAAAGGTGAGGGAGAGTAGAACTATCAAATTCAAAAGGTTGGTCATAGCCTACCGTTTCTGCCCATACCCCTCTACCAAATGCAGAGCCATCGTTCGTTTGAAATTTAACGTAATAATCATCCGCAATCTCGCTCTGTTCTCCTGCTACTTTTATTATGTAATCGTTTTTACAATAAATAGGTAAGTCGGAGATAGCACCTACTTCTTTATAAAGAATACCTATACCGTTATCAGCCAATCCGTCAGAAGCGGAAATAGTGTAACCAATCATACTAGCGGCGTTGGCGGCAATTACGACTAAATTGTTACTGCTTGTAACTTGAAAGTTAGATTCTTGGCTTGCCCCTGTAATCGCAGTCTGAAGTGCCAGCCTTAAATTAGTGGCTATGACGGACGTATCAATTTCAAACCTGTCCTTTGTATTGCCATTTCCAGAAAGACCACCTGTAGCATTAAAATCCTTTGCGTTGCTTCCGTCAGGGGTCGTTATATTAGCGTCAATTCTAGCTACATTTACATCTGTTGTAGGGTTGCTTATGCTTAATGTGACGGTAGGCGCGCCATAATTCGGCTGACTACTGGTAAATGTGGCACTTGAAAGTGTTGTTTTCGTCCAATACCGATCACCAGTGTACTTAGTGGGAAAATTAGTAGTAGGGTATATTGTATATGAGTAGGTACGAGATACTTGTATTAGATTAGAGTTTACTAAAGTGCCAGTAAAGGTCTGTTGATTTACTTCAGTATAATCGTCATAGCGTTGGGGCGGGAATCCATAAGCACGATATTGTACATATTGGTTAGTACCTAGCGTTATATCAATTGATTGTCCTACTGTAAGATGAGAAGTAGAACCCGAATTGATGCTTACATCAAAGCTCACAGTTCTTCTTCTTGTATAACCATAGCTACTGTAAGAGTCATCATTATCAACTGTCGCCACATTACTTACTGTGCATCCATGTGTTATAGTCGAGGATGAAGTTTGAACAGCCCCAAATATACCTGTGTTTAAGGTCGTGACACTGTCAATAGCTCCATTAGAATCAACAATAACATTAAAGGTAGGCTGTTGTGTAATTGCACCATTTGAACTCGCAGTGATATTTACAAACCCCTGCTCGTAACCTGAACCAGTAGTTTGTATTGTAGGGTTTCCAGATATGTAATAGTTTGAACCACTCGGCGAAACTGAGGGATTATTGATTACGGCATTACTACCTGCTTGTGGTGCGAAGTTTCCTTGTAAACTCACTCCATATGTAGTGCCGTAGTCTCCTTGTTTTACAAAAACTAGAGCTTCCGAAGATACAACAGGAGTTCGGTTAGTTGTCTCGCTTGTAAGTCTGCTGGTATTTAACAGTATAGTATTATCTCCAAGCGTTAGGGCTTTAAGAACTTTGGGATTGGAGTCTAAATATGTACCGCTAATCGGTAAAGCTGATGAACCGTTAATGGTTGCTGTGTTTCCATTTAGCAGATTAAACGCCCTTAGATGAGTGCCATCGTGAATAACTACATACTTTTCAGTATCACTCCGATTGATGAAGTGAATAAAGCTATCCTGACTAATAGCTGTCGTAAGTAACCTTCCGATATGCTGAGTGTTCGGACGCTTCATTAGTCCACTAGCAACAGAGCTAAGAGCGTTTTCCTGCTCCTCACATTGACCAGCAAAGCGTGTTGCGTCTGGTTGTTGAGATACACCTTGGATAAGGTTAGGGACTGAAGTGTTAATTAACGGCATTATAGCAGTTCGTAGTTTCTGTTAAGACCAATTCTGGATGCGGCATCAAAGTTGTCAAATATAGTTCTATCAGAAGTTCCGTAGTCAGCTTCCTCAAGTCGAGCGCGAGCTTGGTATTCATCGCGAGCAATCAAGGCTTCAAGCTCACGAGAACCAACAACTCTTGCTTGGAATATCCTAGCGGCTCTGAGGGTGACGTAGCGTCTTGCTGTCTCAGGAAGGTAGTCCCAATCGAGTAAACGAAGGAGAGTAACCTTTAGGTCAGCGGTAAAAGTAGATGAGTTTGATTTACGATCAAACAAGGTAGACCCACGTTGAACAATATCAACAGAGGAGTCGGATGTGTCAATCTGAAGAGCGTCAGTCGGAAGAGTGATAGTACCACTGTTCGGAGTTAGTGTAACGTCTTTTTCAGTATTGAAATGCCATCCCTCAGTTTGTACTTCCCTGCTGGTTTCATCCAGAACAGTAATTGCTGTAGCCGCCGATACTGGAAGGGCGTTGGTGTCGCTGATGCTATTCACAGGGCTTTCACCGATGTGTCCTAGCATAGAGTTTACTGCTTCAAGTTTAGTTGTAAGAGTAGGCATAATTTAATTATAAAAAAGGTGAAGCCCCCCAAGGGATTAACCAAGGAGGGCTTCGATTTTGAGGTTAATTAGTCAACTTCGACTACGACAGAACACTCAGGGCGAAGTACGCCGTGACCCATTGCATATTTAGCAACGAATAGTGTGCCTTGACGTTCGATTTGGTAATCGGACTCTGTAGCTAGATCAAGGAGCTTGACTGTACCGATAGCTTCCTTAGTACCAGCAAGGATACCGTACTGTTCAGTACCAGCAACGTCACTGCCGCCAGATTGATCGAATGTAAGAAGACCGCTGAAGTCAGCGTTGTAGCCAGAACCAGAAGCAGAACCAGTAACGTCATTCTTGACGCTAGCAGAACCGTCTCCAGAAACCACACCAGTAGCATCACCAGCAGTACCAAGAGTGGCAATGGTAGCTAGGTGGTTAGACTTGTACAAGCTAATACCAGCAACCATTGGGACTGAACCAGCCGCTACATTACCACCATTACCGAAATCTTTGCTGATTGCAGTGTTGTCGGAAGTGAGCAGTTGGTTGTATGTCTTAGGAGCTAGGATAGCGAAACGACCTTCTGATGGAGCTTCTTGCTCGTCAAGAGCAGTAGCAACAGAGAACAGCGAATCAACTACGTTTTGAGTTGTCTTAGTAGCACCTGCGATAGTAGCACCGACAGCAGTGTCACCACTGATGTTAGCAACGCCATTCTTAGCCGCAGAGAAGAGAGTCTTCATTGTAGCTATGTCGAAGCGTTTTGCTAGTGCCTTACCAAGCTCAGTAGCATATACGCTACGGAGGTCGTAGTGAGTCATAAGCTCGTCGATGTTAGCAAGGAAGGTCGAAGCAATCAACATATCGTCGATAAGGATTGTTTGCTCTGTCTTCTTGATGTCGGATAGGTACTTAGATGCAGTGCCGCTACTTACCGTTTCGATGATAGACTCACCTGCGGTGTGATATGCGGCTTGTGCGATACCTGTGACTGGGAACTGTGCAGACTTGCCCGACTGGATAGTACGGACAGTGTGAAGTTCCTTCATCACGTTGTTAGTTTCAAAGGCGGTCAGGATTTCACCCGAAAACACCTTGAGGAACAGTTCTGTATTATCAGAACCGCCGTTTTTTAAACCACCGCGAGAAGCGGGTAGGTTTGTATTAGCAATCAATGCCATTTGTTTTCCTTTGTTTAAGGTTAGGTTTTAGTTAGGGGTGTCTTTCCGATTAAGTTCAACATCGTTATCCCTCGCAAGGGGCGTTGTGTCTCTCAGTCTTGAGACGAAAAGTTATTTCTTTTTCTTAGGGAAGCCCTTCTTCATATTTGAATAGGCTTTCTTAGAAACAGTTGACTTGCTCTTGGGGCGACTTATCCCAAGTTGTTTACGTCTGTTAATGTTTTCGTATAGGCTCATAGTTATTTTCCTTTATTTTTATGTGAACCATCACACGTTGGTTTTGTTTGGGATTCTCCGCACGTACATTTTTTCATAGTTGTTTAGCATTTCCATCGTTTGAGGGCTAAGGCTTTCCTTGTTGGTCTACCTTTAGAATCTTTCATCGCTCCTTTAACACCAGACATCCTTGCACAGAACGAACGCTTTCTTGCACCACCTTTAGGTTGAGGAGCTTTTAAATTAGAACCAGTCTTGCGGTTATAATAAGCACGACCTTTTGCGGTCAGTCCTCCCTTTTCGGATTTGTGTTCTTTGCGAAGGCTTACGCCTTTACGTTTACTCATTCTCTAGTTCGTTTATGTAGTCTAGTATGTCACCGATGGTTTG